ATTGCGTCCGAGATACCACGCGACGAATTTTCGCGAAGCGAGCTCGGTCTTTCCGTGCCGCGGCGGCATCGCTACGAACAGCCGGCGTATCTCTCGGCGCTCAAGGCGTTGCAATTGCTCCGCCAGCATCGCGAGATGCGGAGCTCGCTGCCAATTCGGATCCATGCGCTCGGAGAATGTCAGGAGATCGCGACGAGCCTTCTCTTGTCGTAGGACGGGCTCAAGAGCAACCGGATCGAGGGCGCTAAGCATCGACGACCTCGCCTTCGATCTCGCGGGGAAGAGCGATTGTCTCGCCGATCGCCGATCGTGCGAGCAGCGCGTCGAGTTGGCCGTCAGTGAGGGACGCGAGGACGCTGATCTGTTGAGTGCTGCGATCGACCGTGAAGCTGATGCCCTTCGATCCAAGAACCTTATGCATCTCGCCGAAGCGGTCGACGACCGCCACCATCTGGCCGAAGATCCTCTCCGCGCTTTTCCAGTCTGCGCGTGCCTTGGCTTGTTCGAAAAGCCCAAAAGCTTCGACACGAAGGGTCTGGAGATCGGCGACCACATCCTCGGGGCTCTCGACCGGCTTCATGGCCGGCGAGATTGGGTTAGGTTTTCGGTTGCGCCCTCGGCCTCGCGCGGCTTCGCGAAAAGCTCGAGTCTCGAGTGCGGTGGTGCATTTGCCAGCATGGCGGGTGATCGCCGTTCGGCCAACTCCGAACGTCTTTTCAATTCCGCGAATGGATGTGCCGCCGCGCAGAGCGACATCGATCTTCTCGCGGTCGGGGTGCCCGCAAACGGAGCACGACGTCGGTGCTGGCATGGAAAAGAACCCTCCGATAAGGGGGATGTGTACGAGCCACTTCGTGCGTGGCGTGCGCGCCATGGTGTAAGCCGGTGCGCGCCGCCCTGCACGGTGACTACGGGATGAGAATGTTGTTGGCTTTGGTCACGACTTGAGCAACACGGTTGCAGTGGGTAGCCAACTCTTGGCTCTTATTGAAGGCCGCGTCGTCGTGATTATAGAGAGCCTCGGCCCCTTCGAATTGCGTCTTCTTGCAGGCGGCAATCATGGGTAAATTGATCGCCAAGACGGCCGCGGCCGTTGCATGGTCTTGCGTGTCGTGAAGCTTACCGAAGGCAACAATTGCCAGGGCGAGGGTGGTCGTGATGGCGCTAATGCGTATGTTCATGGTTGCAATTTCACAGCGGATTTAGCGCGTACCCTTGCAGGCGGACGTTTTACTCTTTATTTACAGAATGGAAGAGCGGGATGAACGAGAGGCGGGCTTCCGGCGCGCGCAAGCCCGTGCGGAAAGTATCAGACCCGAGGTTCGAGCCGATCATGATCTCGAGGTTCGTGCCGTCCGTGAAGTGGAGGACGAGCCGTTCTCCCTGATGGACGTCGGGATAAATCGATGGGTCGGGTCCGAACCAAATGTGATCGATCGTCTTGCCGATCGCGTTCTCGATCGAGACGCGTGCGGATTCGGGGCCGGTGCTGCCGCGTTCGTATTCCGGGACGTCGGTCATCGCTTCGCCTCGAGCGTTGCCGGTGCGTTTGCGGCGCCCGCCGCGGTCATTGCCTGCCCGAGGGCCTCACCGAGCATTGCGGCGACCGCGGAGGCCGTCTGTGGGGTATTCGTACTGCGTACGCGTACGGTCGCGCTCGCGCTCGCGCTCGCCGTGATTGTGGTCGTTGGCATATCGCATCTCCAGCACAAAGAAAAGAGCCGCTGGCATCGCCGCGACTCATAGTGTTTAAATCAGTTCTACCCAATTAGAAAAGCTACAATTCGCAGCCAAACCTACGCATTGATCAGAACACGCTCGTCAGGGGCACCGACAATGCTGGATCCACTTCGGATCGCGCAAACGACAATCTCGATCGATCCATCGCCACGCCGCGCGATTTCGACTGGAGCAAGCTCTGCGTAGTTGCCAAGTTCATCGTCCATGCGACCGTCGGTCAAGAGCGCGTCGAAAATAGCGCCTGCCGCCTCGTACGCTTCATCCTGTGTCTCGATCGCGGTAAGAGCGCGAATCGTACCCCGTGGCTCACTCATGATCTTGCTCCCATCCTAGTTCGACGCTCTGTTCGTTCCCGAGCGGGAGGACCTTAATCCATTCTTCGGCATTTGCCCTGATCAATTTAACGGCTAAACTCCCGCATTGGTTCACCGGGATATCCGCGAACCATTCAACAATTTCGCCTCGCTCTGATGCTGGATACACCTGCTCGTGGCGATGAAACTTGCCGTGGTCACTATCGAAACGCACGATTTCAGTGTAGCTACCGGCAAACCAGACCTGGTAACCTACGCAAAAGCTCGTTACCGGGCCGTGGTCCGGGTCGAATCGTAACTCGGCTCGGTGTAGACGGCCATCAGCAAGCGAGCCAAGCATAACGACTCGGGTGCGGGCGTAGTGCTTGCGCTCACTCACTTACGGAATGCCTCACGACAAGCACTTACCTGCGACAAGAGGTCATTCCTGGCCTAACAAACCTCTTTTAGAATTTCGTGTGGCCCTGGTGCTTGAAGGCCGACGGCCATGCGGTGCGCGGCTTGGAGACATTGCCCGCACGCCCGCGTCGATTGCGGCGAGGCCAGCACGAATGGCCGCGTCATCGTCTCGAAAGCCAGAGAGGGTCACGCGCAGGGTCGGCTGGTCGGGGTCAATCTTGTCGGTCACGCCTGAACGCCTCCAAAGAAAAGACGCCCGACGTAAGCCGTGGCGCTTTGAATTATGTGCACAAAACTATATCTGATCTCTGTCCCAATTATACCCCAGAACGGCGGTCGCCGTCATCCTTGCCGAACGATGCACATAACTCGAGGATCGTTTCGTCGCCGTTCAATATCTTGGTAACGATAAACTCGATTGCTCCGGACGCGTTCTGCCCACCGCCGAGATCTACGAAGTTCGCAGCGACATGTTTGAGGAATCGATCGACTGTAGGCGTACGGCGTACGCCGCTCACGATGCTGCGGCTCTCATCGCCGATCGTTGGACGGCCGACGCTACCGACTCGCTTACGCGACCGGCGAGAACTGCGCCCGCCGCCGCTCTTGGCGAACGTGATATTTGGCTGCAACATCGTCTCGTCGACCACGTTGCCGTGTGCATCCTCCGCCTCATTTGCGGCGAGCGCATCAAGTTCGGCCTGATGTACTGCACGGCGTTCCGTCGCGACCAGGCTTTGGTCGTATGGATCATCGTCGAACTCGTCGGGTTCGCGTTCATTTCGTAGCCGGTTCATGCGAAGGCCTCGCGGCTCGTATTACGCGGCTGAATGGAGGGATTGCGCTGCGCACTGAGATCGGTTAGCTTGCAACCATGACGTACGCATACCAGTGCATTTTCATCCAGCCGCAACAGGTCCCTGACGGGATCGCCATTCGTGCAAATGAGCAAGGCCGTAATGGCTTCCGCGTCATTTCGATTACGTCCACGCCGAACGGCGGAGCGATCTTGATGATGGAAAAAGCCGTTCCGCCCGTGGAGAGCTAAGCCGGAGAGGCCATCACGCCAAGGACGCGAGACACTGCCGCTGCCGTCCACTGCCCGCCGCGGCGCGTAACCTCGCCCGCAGCGTTCAGATGGCGAGCGATCTCGCGCAGAGATTTGCCCGAGGCGGATAGGTCGGTAATCATGGGCGCCAGGTGCCGGTACGCCTCGCGCTTCGTCTGTTGAATCGCTTGCAAGCCGGCAGCAGATCCTTTGAGCGTTCCCTCGCGGGTCAGATTGTTCGTGCCAAGCTTCGTGCCGCGCGCTTTTGCGGCAGCCAGGGCCTTTTTCGTGCGGTCGGAGATTGCACGCGCCTCCTCCTCGGCGACCGCGGCAAGAATGTGCACAGTGAGTTTGTTCGCCGTCGGCATGTCGCAGGCGATGAAGTCGACCTTCGATTCCATCAGGCCACTGATAAAGTGCACGTTGCGAGCAAGACGATCGATCTTTGCGATCACGAGTGTCGCTCGCGCGCGTTCCGCATGCGCAAGGGCAGCAGCGAGCTTCGGCCGATCGGCCTTCTTGCCGCTTTCCACCTCGATGTACGGCGGAGCGAGCAATTTCATCCCACTTGCCGCGACGTACGCTGCCACGGCCGCTTCCTGAGCCTCGAGCCCAAGGCCGGAATCGCCCTGCTTCTTGGTGCTGACCCGATAGTACGCAATGGCTCGTTTCGACTGTTCCATGCCAACAGTGTATCAAATGCTTAAACGAGCGTCTAGGGGTTTGATACATCCCCTGAGCGAAATCGTCGGGCCATTCGCAATGCCGACTCATCGACCACGCCCCGTCCGCGCGTGTGACGCAAATCCCGCACCGCATCGCCGACAATCTTCACGAGCGCGACCGACGTGGAAATCGCAACTCATCGGAGAGTAACCCCATTTGCCATCGCGTAGCAGCCGCGCAGCCGCGATTACCGCATCCGATGCGCTTCCCGCCGACATCTCCCGGAGAAGCGCCTTAAGGTCGCCCGCCCGATCGCGCGTTAGTTCGAATACGTCATCCGGCACGCGACCGACGAGTTCGAGTTTGCCGGCCGCGTTTATCTCGAGGTGCGCGCCATGCCGACGAAGGACGTCGATCACGCCACGGGCGGTCATTCGAGAACCCGGCGCGCCGAAATTTCGGCGAAATCACTAAGCGGCGAAGGTTTCGTTAGTTTCGCGTCGTGGCGACTATCGCTGAACGGTTTCGTTTCCTCGCTTGCATCGGGATCGTCGGGATTCTTCGGGATCTCCGGGTTAGTTAGGGTTCCTCGTGATTTCCCCGGGCTTTCCTCGGGCGTTTCCTCGGGACGTTTCTTCGAATCCCCGGGATCTTCGTCTACTATAGGGCTTATATATTTGCCCGATGTATTTTGGCGAAAATTCGGAGACACTGACGCGAAGAAAATCCGAGGGTCTCCGCGCTTTCCAGAGCCCTTCGCCGTTATGAATTTCGCTGCGACGAGTGAGTCGATGGCGGCTCGGCCTACGTAGGCTTTGCGCCCGCACCGCTTCGCCAGATATTCGCGGGTATTGCCGGACTCGGTTTGGAGAATCTCAAGTATCCGTCGCTCGGCGATTCGTTGATCGGCGATGAAAGCTGATTCGAGGCACGTGATGCTCCCGGTGTCGGGATCCATCGTGAGGGTGGTCGGCTCCATCTCCATTCCCGATCGCTGCTTGGTTTGGACGAATCGTGTACCGTCGCCATTGCGCGAGAGGCTCATGATGGAATCGCAGAAGCCTTCCCACATGGTCGAGCCAAGCGTCGTGTTCATCGCATTATTGTGGTGTAGCAGAACGAAGGTCGTTCCAAGGCGACTACGGAGGTCGAGCATTGGCTGAGTGGCGCGGACCACTTGAGAGTAGTCGTTCACGTTCTCGATCTTCGAGAAGCGCCCGATCGTGTCGATGATGACCAAATCGGGCTTGTGCTGTTCCACGACACCGCGGAGCCATATCGACTCGTCTCCCTGTGGCTGATCGACCACGTAGGCGACATCGAGCTCGTGCATCTGCATAACGTCGATGCGATCGGTGAGGTGTTGGACGGGCTCCTCGAGTCCAATCCAGAGCACTTTCCCTTGCTGGCAGCGGCGGCCGAGGAATGGTGATCCGGTTGCGATGGATTTCGCGAGGTTGCGTGCGGTGTCGGATTTGCCGACCTTCGGTCGTGATGCCATGAGCAAGATGCCGGACCTCCGAAGAATGCCCTCAATCACCCAGTCGACGTGTTCACTTGAGCGCCGCATTAAGTCGTCAAAGCTCATGACGCCTGAACTAGATGCCAGAGCTGGCGTAGGCTCCGAATGGATCGGCTCCACGTACTCGAACCGCGGCGCGTCTTTCACCAGACGCTGAAGATCCCGCGCGCTGTTGCCGGCCGCGAGCCAATCGCTTACGTCGTACCCATCCGAACGATCGGGTGCGAGGTCGAGCACGCGTATGTCGTCGACTAGCGTGGTGAGCATCTGTGCGCGCTCCTGCGCAGCCTTTCGTCCTGGTGCGTCCGAATCGGCAATCACGACGATGCGCGCAGCGCCGCGGAAGTGCTCGAGAAACTCGGGCGTCCACTTCCAAGCGGCGCCGCCGCAATTGGTGGTAGCCACGAAGCCCGCGGCGATCAACGCATCGGCGTCTTTCTCGCCCTCGACGAGCACGATCGCGCGCCGTTTGTCATGCGCGTCCATGATCGCAGGAAGATTATACGGAACGCGACGAGCGCCGAGGAGGCCCCAAGTGTGACCGCCACATCCGTCGACTTGGCGCTGTCTGAACGTTTTGGGATCGGAGTAGCGCAACACTTCGTGCAGTGGAAGTCCGAGCTCGTCCAAATAGGTGTAGGTCTGAACGGGTTCACCGAGTGGCGCGTTCATCTGATGCGCTCCTCGAGGAAGCGTGCAGCGTCCGCGCGATCGTCCGCGAAACCGAGCGCGACGACGAGATCGAGAATCCCGCCGCGGCGATCGCATCCAAAGCAGCGCCATCCGCGGGTGTAGATTCGAAACGACGGTGTTCCGTCATCATGCAACGGGCACGTGACGAGTTTTGCGGGGTCGGCCGACGATGATATCCCGACAAGATTGAGGACGCCGGTGATAGTCGCGCGTTCGATAACGCTTGGTTTTGTTGAATTCACGCGCCTTCACCACGCGCCCTCACCAAGCGCCCATCTTTTTTTTCGGTTCTTCAGGTGAGCAATGAGGCGCGCATGTTTTCGGTACTCCCACAAGATCTTCGAAATCTTGCGGACACTCGCAACCAATTTCGTAGCCATACTTCCCGAATATCCAATTTGCCATCACTAAGGGTAAACGCGTCTTCCCGTGGCGTGGCCTTACTTCAAAATCACCCACGAACGTTTTGCTCGATGAATGCGTCGAGCACGGCACGCTCGATTTTGCGACTACGTCCTATCTGAACGGTACGGAAAGCCCCCTCGCGGATAATCAGATCTAACTTCCGGGTGCTAACTCCAAGATAAGATGCCGCCTCATATCGGGACATCAAGACGTGGGGAGTCTTTGCTGGTAAAGTCGCTTCCATACTCGCATGATAGCGAGGAATTCTGTGGACGAATAGATAATAATGTTCACAAATGATTGGGAGCCTGATTTATTGAGTACGTGGGTCGAGGCGGTTGTCAAAGTTACGAAGCATGCGGGAATTAATCAGGTTCGGATCGGTAGGGAGGTCGGCCTCACCAGATCCGCAGTGAATAATTTCCTCAAGGGCGGCAGACGAATAAGTTCGGAACATGCTCGCAAAATAAATGCTGCGATCGCAAAGTTCGTTAGTGATCCTGGCGTTGAATCATATTTGAACACGGCCTTCTCGATCGATTGCGAGCGTGCAGGAAAATTAGACGAGTCGACGCTGAGCTTTTATGAATCTGTGTTAGGATCCCACACTTTTGAGGACCTCAAAGAATACTTTCATGAAGATTGGGAAAATGAACTGGCCGCCGCATTGCAGCAGCTTTCACGAAAGCAGCAGCTTCGTCTATCGCTCGCGCTAAATGGTGCCCGACTCAAGAGATTGATAAGGAATATTGACGGCGAGGAGCCGTCCGAAACGATCCTTAATGAAACCGTCCGCATTTGTTCTGCACACCGTGTCGATATTGAGCACCTTATCGATCGAGGGCATGAGGCTTATCTAAAGCGTGTTCGAGATAGCTTTAATCTTCTCGTTCGACAAGTTTTATTTGAACTTGCGCCTACAGATGTCGGAGCTCGAAACGAGGCACACTTGCGAATCGCTCGTGAGCATGCGCACGTTATCCGTCAGATTTATCGTAGTTTCGCAGAGAGTTTTGATATTGGTGGATCGTCCCTTCAGTTCACAGAAGACGGGGCACGGTTTGTTAATCGTGGGCGAAAGCGTCCTCGAGTTGGGCCATTCAAGTTAGGCGCCGACGGTCGAATTGTTGTTACAATCGAAGATGAAGCTGAAGAAGAGGCAATATGAGCATCTACAAGCGGGACTCCGGTTGGGGAGTTCGTATCGACGTGGCGCCAAACACGCTCGGGAAGCGCAAACGGGTGTACGTTGGGACTTTTCCAACGAAGGCGGATGCTAAGGCCGCCGAGGCGCACGCGCTGTCCGCGAAAGACAACGGCGTCGACCTTGATCCGAAGCGCGCTACGGTCGGCGAAGTGGTGATGCGATTTGTCGCCGATCGCCGCGAGCGGGATCTCGCCTACCTCACCGTCGCACGCTACGAAGACATCGCCAAATTCCAGATCATCCCGCATCTCGGCACGATGCAAGTCGCAAAGCTAAAACCAGCGGCGATCAACGATTGGGTTGCGAAGCTGCGCGCCGGCGGCGGTGCAACGGGCCGTCCGCTTTCGCCGAAGTCGGTAAAGCACGCCTACAATCTTTTGGACGCTGCGATCGGATGGGCCGTAAGGCTCGACTTTGCGCAATCGAACCCGTGCGATCGCACTGAGGCGCCCAAAGCCGGGCGTTCTCAAGTGCGCGCCCTGAGTGCGGACGACGTGAATCGCTTCTTCGCCGCAGCGGACGGGTCGCGCTGGGGTCCATTCTTTCGGCTCGCGGTCGGATCGGCCGCGCGGCGCGGCGAGATATCCGCGCTTCGATGGAGCGACATCGACTTCGAGCGACGCGAAATGACGATCGGTCGGTCAGTGATCTACACCAGCGAC